GTCCAATCCATTAAATGTGTTTTCCTTATAAATAAGTGTGGTTCGCGGTCTCGTACACCCAACCACTCTAATGCCATTGGGAGCACCAGCATGAATATTTACTATATATATGCCTATTTAAGATCTTCAAATAATACTCCCTATTATATAGGGAAAGGTAAAGATGATAGAGCTTATGCAAAACATAAAGGCATCTCTACTCCAAAAGATCGTTCTAAAATTGTTATATTAGAATCTAATTTAACTGAAGTTGGAGCATTTGCTTTAGAGCGCCGTTATATCAAATGGTATGGTCGTAAAGATCTAAAAACAGGAATATTATTAAACAAAACAGATGGTGGAGAAGGATCTTCTGGTTTAATTCATTCAAAGGAAACCAAAGCAAAAATATCACAATTAAAAACCGGTTCTAAAACTAAACCCCGCAGTGAAGAATTTAAAAAATTATTAAGTGAAAAATATAAAGGCAAACCTCTTTCAGAAGAAACAAGAAGAAAGATGAGCGAAGCCGCTAAGAGACGTAAAACTCAACCAAGATCTGGTTGTAAACATTCAGAAGAAACTAAAGCAAAAATAGCTATAGCTAAAATGGGAAATCAATGCGCTAGAAAATATCCTAAAGCTGAAAGCCTTTGAAGGTGTTTTCGTCTACGTCTTTCTTGACTCCGCCAATTACATAACTAGTAATCTCTGTTTCCTGTGGAGCAACCTGAACCTCTGCACCGGAGATCCACTTCTGCGTCCATGGCAGTGGATTTGCACCCGGCTTACCGCTTAGTCCAATTGCACCCATGCGCTTCGCGGCGATATGATCTACATAGTCACAAAGTAGCTGTTCGTTCAGTCCGATCATAGATCCATTCTTAAAAAGATAATGTGCCCACTTCTTTTCTTGTTCGACAACTTTGTAAAACATGTCAATGCACTCATGTTGTGTCTCTTGCCGAATTTGTTCAAAGTCCGGATCCTCCTTTGGGAGAATTTTGAGCAGTTGCTGAGTTGAGGCAAGATGAACATTCTCATCCCGTGCAATGAGCTTGATGATTTTCGCATTGCCCTCCATTTTCTTAACCTCCGCAAAAGCCCAGCTACATGCAAACGAGACATAGAATCTTACCCCTTCAAGAGCATTGACAGCGTTGAGGCACATCCATAGTGCCTTCTTGTGATCATAGTAGTCGAATACGGTCTTGCCAGTGTCAGCTGATACAGGCTTCGTGTTTAGCTTGATAAGGTCATCGTAATACTTAGAAATGTCCTTAGCGCAGTCTACGATCTCAGGGATCTCCAGCATTTCATCAAAGACTCTGGAAGGATCAGAATAGACGTTACGAATGATATGAGTATAGGAACGGGAATGAATGGTTTCAAAAAACGTCCAAGTCTGGATCCAGGTTTCCAGCTCAGGAAGCGAACATATAGGTAGAAAAGCTGCAGATGGAGCACGGCCCTGGACAGAGTCAAGGAGGATCTGGCGTTTGAGATTAGACGTGAATATGTGCTTCTCATGCTCGTTCAATCCTTTGAAGTCCTTGCCGTCTCGCGAAAGGTCAACCTCTTCCGGTCTCCAGAAGAAACCCAGTTGCTTCTCGGTCAGCTTTTCAAACGTACTGTAGCGTTGCTTATCATAACGAGCAATATTCACCGGCTTCCCGAAGAAGCAGGTCTGTTCAGTAGCATCAAACTTTTCGTTTGAAAAAACGGTCATTCAACTCTCCAAATACTTGTATTCAGTTTCAGGTCTTTCGGCCAATCGCCTTCTGTGTATGATTTATCATGGAATCGAAGTTCATTCGTCGGCATGATAGTCAACCTACCATTGTCCAGCTGAATGAACATGAATTCTTTCGATTGAGATGGGTCTTGAGTGAATCCATCATACATTGGAATCACTGTAAAGAGATAACGGCCAAAGAGGCCGTTGCTTCGAATCTCTGCTCTTTGGCTGTGCAGATAATTATATATCACGACAGAGAACTGATCGCCGTAACAATCCCAGATCTGTGTGTCGTGAAGTCGCCATTGTTGTTCTGGTACTTGATTGAACGCAAGTGCATGAGGTGGAACGCCACGATAGACGGCTCCACACTCTAGCATAATATGACATCCCCACGAATGTCCAGCCTTGGCATGAAGAGCAAACCAGATGCAGGGCTCGTATGTAAATGGCTTAGCATTCTTACGAATGAAAGACGAATCCACCCAACAGTAGATATGGTGAGGAAGATTTCCCGAGCCGGTGTATAGCATCCTAGTCCTTTTCTTCTAACCACTCGATTTGGTTTTGTGCAACAGTTCGTGTTTCGATAACACCGGTCTCGGTGTCCTCAATTGTGAGGGTAACGGCAGTGCTGTTTTCACGTGTTGCATGCTCATGCACGAACCAGGTCTTACCGGAATCTTCCCACTTATCATTATCAATTCGAATGTACATAATTATCTACCTTGTCCACGATATGGTTTAAACGATCTTTTCTTATGCTTATTCATTGTTGAGAACTTTGGTCGTCTTGTATCGATTGATGTACCAGTTACAATTTTAACGTGTGCTTGCTTTGACGTAACAGACTTTGCCATTGAATACTCCTGTTAGATTTTACAAGAGTCACAATCCTCATCATCTAGTTGCCCTTGTGCTAGTGGTTTTGGTTCTTCAATCTCACCAGCACCGTCAAAGGTGTTGAAATAGTACAGAGTCTTTCCGCCGTACTTATAATGCATAAGAAGGTGTTTGATCATCTCAGACATCGGAATCTTCTCGTCCTCATAGTGGCGAGGATTGTAAGAAGTATTGACCGAGATTGCCTGGTCGATGAACTTCTGCAGGACCGCAGTGATCTGCAGGTAACCTTCAGGCGACTTTTGATCCCATAGTAGTTCGTATTTATTCTTCAGCTTTCTGAGCTCAGGAACAACCTGCTTCAGAACACCATCCTTCGACTGCTTGATCGAGATCAGAGCACGAGGCGGTTCGATACCGTTGGTCGAGTTTGAGATCTGTGCAGAGGTCTCAGCCGGCATCAAAGCCATCAGTGTCGAGTTACGAATGCCATGAGTATAAGCTCTGGAAGAGAGCTCATCCCAATTCATCTTGTATACCGGCTTGACCAGCTCATCGACATCCTTCTTGTAGGTATCGATCGGCATCAATCCGGCATTGTACTTTGTTTCGATGCTCTTCGGACATGCGCCTGCTTCTTCGGCAAGATCTACCGAGGCCTTAATAAGATAATAACTCCATGCTTCAGCGTACTCATGAACGAGATCCAGATTAGGAGCGGAATAAGTGGAGTCATTACGAGCAAGCCAATAAGCAAAATTGATGATACCAATACCGAGAGGGCGGCGATTGTAAGTACCCACTTCAGCGGCTCTAACAGGATAAGACTGATAGTCGAGTAGAGCATCAAGAGCGCGGACTGCCAGAGTGCAAGGTCGCTCGAAATCTCCTGGCTTTCTAATTTTGCCCCAGTTGATTGCTGCCAGTGTGCAAAGGCTGATTTCACCTTGTTCATCGTGAATATCCTTTAATGGAGTGGTTGGAAGAGTAATCTCACAACAGAGGTTACTCATCTTGATAGGTGCTGCTGTGACATCAAACGAACCATGATCGTTAGCATGGTCGACGTTCATCAGATAGATTCGTCCGGTGTCCTTTCGTTCCTGCATGAAGGCTGAGAAGAGATCAATCGCAGGGACGGTCTTTTTTCTGATCTTGGTTGAGCGTTCGTACTTTTCATAGAGTTCTCTAAACGTGTCAACGCTCGTGTAAAACGCTTCATAGAGATCCGGTACATCACCAGGTGAGAAGAGGGTGATATTACCTCCAGATAGAAGTCTCTCATACATTACCTTATTAAACTGGACACCATAGTCCAAATGACGAATACGGTTGTCCTCGGTGCCCTTGTTATTCTTTAGGACAAGAAGATCCTCCACTTCGAGATGCCAAAGGGGGTAATAGAGTGTCGCTGCTCCACCACGGACACCACCTTGGCTACAAGACTTAACAGCAGATTGAAAATGCTTCCAGAAAGGAATAACGCCAGTGTGACTAGCATCACCATTGCGTATAGGAGATCCAATAGCCCTAATACGGCCGCCGCCGATACCAATTCCAGCTTTCTGGCTAACGTACTTGACGATCGCTGAGGATGTTGCATTTATCGAGTCCAGCGAGTCATCTGTTTCGATAAGTACGCAAGAACTGAACTGACGCTGTGGGGTGCGAACGCCTGCCATGATAGGAGTAGGAAGGCTAATGTCAAAAGTACTAATTGCATCGTACAGGTCCTTTACCCATTTGATTCGATCTTTGGTATAGTTTTGGAAAAGAGTCATGGCAATCAACATGAATGCCATCTGAGGCGTTTCGTAGATATCTCCCGTAACGCGGTTCTTGACTAGATACTTGCCGCGGAACTGTTCCATAGCAGCATATGTCAGAAGATTGTCGCGGTCGTGATCGATATAGTTTCCCAGCAACTTCCACTCATCTTGAGAGTACTGCTTACCCAGCGACGCATCATAGTATCCTAGCAGTTTGATACGAATGTAGTGGTTCATCAGATGCGATGGTTCATACTGGCCATACACTTCCTTACGAAGGTTATAGTTGATCAGACGACCGGCAACATACTGATAGTTCGGTGCTTCTTCTGTAATGAGTTCAGCAGCAGCCTTAATCAGAGTCTCCTGAATGTCAGTCGACTTGATCTTGTCATAGAACTGAATGTGAGTCTTGATTTCGAGATCAGATACAGAAACGCCGGATAAACCTTCACAGGCATACATTGCAACTTTGTGGAACTTATTAATATCGAGTGGTTCGCGCGTTCCATCACGCTTCGTTACTGTGATCATCTGATTTCCCTAGTGCTACGGTTCCGTCATCATAGACACGCCATTCAAGAACGGTGTTCTCGTCCCATCCCATGGCTTCCATCATTTCCTGTGGTAAGTCTATATATAACTCGCCATCAGCCGTTTCTTTGACAATTGAACTATAATTCATGGAAGTTTCTTTTCGAACACTGCCTGTTCAGCAAGATCATCAAGTGCCTTCTTTACGTCTGGGAAGTGATGGCAGATGATCTCCCAGCACTGTTCGGCAACGATACGATGTTCCTTCTGAGTAGCCTTGTCCATACGAAGCTGGCAGTAGTGTACCCACGAACGAAGAGAGCCAGACATGATCATGACAGATTCGGTACAACCTTCCGGAAGTACTGCGCGAGCCTGTTCCTTTGCAATACCACGTTCAGTTGCCCATGCATACGCCATCTTGGCAGCATTGACAACCGACTGCTGCATTACCTGCCATTCCTCGGCCAGTCGGTTTTCGTCGGGGCCCAGTTCCACCGAGTTCTGCCGGTTCTTAGCATCTTGAAGTCTTGCTTCTCGTCTAACAAAGCCAAGATCCTTCGTTGGGTCGGCGTAACGTTGAGAGTATTCTTGGAATGCGAAAGAACGATGTCTAAGAATTTGACGAGCGATATCTCGGGTTGTTTTGATTTCCATTGAGACATGGACCATCTCCAAAGGTGACCAATGCTGGTTCTTGATGAGATACTGCACTAGTTTCGGTGCAGTCTTGGTGTTATTCTGGTTCGAGGGATTTGATACTCTAGCTGCCCAAGCAACGAGTTCGTTAGCAGTTGCGCAATCGGTATATGCGGATGGCTTTGTGATGCCAATTAGATTCACTTCACTCATTGTTCGAACAATGCCTTCATTTTAACGCGTGTGGCTTGTGTAGCCTTCAACAAGATCGCTGCGTCATATACCTTATCGATATCTCTGTCAGCTACACCCTGGATGATATCTTGCCAGTAAATCCCAGCAACGGCATCTACAGCTTCATCTACTGTTATGTCTAAATCATCACTCATGAGATCCAGTACTCCTTGCCCATGCCCATCAATTCACGATGCTTGATCAACTCTCTCATGATTTCATCATAACTGTATGACATTGTCACGGACGTCCAAACGCTATCGTTGTTAACGTCTTTATAGAATCTCAGTTCAAACTGACCGTAGTAGTTCACTACGATTGCATATCCGCGCGAATCCATTAGATGTGCTCCAGTGCTTCTAGTTTATCCTTGTACTCGGCGATACGGCCGAGCTCGAGTTCAATTGCGCCCATAAAGTCGGTATGTTCGTGAATAGCTATAGGGTTATTCATCATGACACGAATGTTCATTGCATGCATCTCAATACCAGCTTGTAACTTCTTGCGAAGGGCAATTTTAATATCATCTTTCATTATTTGAATCCTTATTACAAATTTCGTCGCTTACTGTTGTCTTAAATATATTCGGAATCAACCCGTGTATTAATAGTATAACGCCCCATCTCCACGACCTAAAGAGATGTTGAAAGTAACCGATGTTGTTATCTTTCAGATGAGACATTAACTGTTACTCATGTCTTCATATCGCCAAAGCATTTCTTGGATATATTCAATCTCTGCATCATAATTGTCATATGTCCAATCAGGCAGTTTCTCTTTTAACATCTCAAGAAACTTCATAGCATCTTCATATGTTGTGGTCATGAGCGCTTCTTTCTACTGGTGCGAGCCTTGGACAAAATACGAGCAAGACTCGCTTCTCGACGATCAAGTTCTTCCTGCTGACGATCAGCAAGAGCATTGCGTGCAGCAATCTCCATGTTCTCTGGCAAGCGCATCACTCTGCTCCTACGGTAGCTAGGGTCATTAGATTGTCCTTTCAGTCACGATCCAAGAGCCAGCGCTCAAGGTCGGCATCGTCGATGTCGTCGAGTTCATCCCGCGCGCGGTCTTCGAGCCAGTCGTCTTCATCCATCACTCTGTCCTTTCTGCGCAAGGATCGCAGCCGCCGCAGCAGCGGCACCGCGCGCGGCGGATGATGTTAACCACATCACTTCGCCTCCAGTGCTGCGAGGGCTTGAAGGCATTCGTTCGATAAGTTGTTTGCGGTTTCCCAATGTCGCGACGGTAACAGGCCCATCTCAACCACGTTCTCCCAGGCCTGCTGCGATCTACGCAAAGCCTCCTTCGCCGTCCTGATGCTTTCGACACTGGGCCGGGTGTTCCATACGGCGATTGCTTCGGCTTCGGTGTCCGCGCTTGGCCAAGAGCATTGGCTGCAAGATACCCGCCAGCCAGTAGGAACGCGGTGAGCAATTCCTCCCCCATTACAAAACGGACACGGCTTCAATTCAGTCATGGCGCTTCAGTTTCCTTCATCATATATTCTTTATATCAAAAAGAGGAAAAAATGTACATACATTAAACGAAATCCTCTAAAGTAGCAGAGGTCATGCCAATATGGTAAGGCTTCTTTCTACGAACCATGTTCTCGATCATATTACGTGTACCGCGAGACTCGCCGTCCCAAATAATAATAGCAGCGTCGGCATACTCTGCCATTGCTCGATTGCGCTGTGGACCGGCAGAGTTACCGTGTCTCATCCAGTCGGCCGGCATCTCCTTGATAGGAACGTTATTCGCCAGTGCCCACCGTTCACCCAATCGATCAACCCCGACAGCCGTGCCGCTTACGACCTCTGTGATGTCATAGCCCGCGCTTTTGATGGTCCTTGCAACGAGAGCATAGTCGTCGATGTTACGTGAACCTGCAATAATAACCTTCACGGTTCTACCTCAAACGTTTTTACCTTCTGGAATCGAGCAATCTTTACGTATCTATCGGCCTTGATATCATTCACACGAGCAAGAGCATCATAGTACTCTACATACTGGCCATCGTTATACCAACAGAAAGATTCGAAGCTTACGAATCGCAATGAATTCGTACTCAATACCATATTCGTTATCTACTAGTTCAGTCATATCCGTTTCCAATCAGTTCAAAAAACTTTGGATCAAAATACATCGTGCCCTTTGCACCGGTTGAATCCTCGCGAGACACAACCTTTACATATCTATCAAAATATTCAAGGCCACGAAGGCTGATGATCAGCATCTCGGCATAGCCTACCATGTTTGCATTATAGACTACCCAGGTGAGATCATGTTCTGGTAGATTCATTACCGTCTCAACGGTCTTTTCTCCATATCGCAAAATGAAGTCTTGCGGTTGGACCGGAATAGGTGCATTCATCGATAATTTCCTTCACTTGTTCTTGTGTATATCCAGCAAGGATCATGTCGTTGATGTCCTTCTGTTCAATGGATGTCGGCCAGATACACACTCGATACCCAGAGTCGATGGCCTTTTCAATCTTTTTTACGGTATCTTTATTTCTCGGTTCATTATCATAGACTATCACAAACTGAGATTTTTGTACATCTAAAAGTTGCAGTGGACTGATAAGATCTCCACCTGCCGAGGCGATGCCGTTCGACAAAAATAATGAGTCGATCGGCCCTTCCACTACATATATATCTGTGGATGCATCCATCGTGTCGAGGCCAAAGATCTTCGGCTTGTTGTCGTTCAGGATGATGGTGATATATCGAACACCGGTGTTCTTGAAGGAACGACCCTGAAAGCCGAAGAGGTTCTTCTCCTCGTCAAGAAACGGAATGATCAACCGCGGTTCGTCATTCTTCAGAGATTCCTCATCAAACTTATCAGGAAGCATGGTGTTCACCCACTCCTTAAAGTTTCTTACAAGAAATAGTTTG